AAGAGCCGGGAGATACATTTACAAGATGTGTTATCGCGCGAAAAATTACGCGGCGTTGATGCTAACAATCCTCATACAGATGCACGAAAATATGCTCGTATTCATACACAACCGTATAATGTCGGGAAAACACATGGTGCGGGGAAATAATACATGGCAATCACAACACGACAACAATTAAAAGATTACTGCCTTCGGCGCCTCGGGTTTCCCGTCATTGAAATCAATGTGGATGATGACCAAGTGGAAGATAGAGTGCAAGATGCTGTAGATTTCTGGAATGAATACCACTTTGATGGTGTTGAGCGTGTCTATCTCAAAGCACAAGTGGAAGCATCAGTAGTTAAATTATCCACAAGTTTTGCCCAGAATTTCACCGTGGGTGAAGTTATTACAGGAACAACATCTGGAGCAACTGCGGAAATTTATAGCAAGGAAGGAGTGAACCAATTGAAAGTTCGACATGTTGCTGGAACATTTGCCAACAGCGAGACGGTGACGGGTGCCACGTCTGGCTTCGCCACGACAACCCATGCATCAACCGGGTATACAGAAAAAAGTTGGACCTCAGGAAAGTTTACTGTCACTGATGCCGTTACAGGTGTCATCAAAGTATTCTCTGTGGGAACAGCTGGCAGTGCTCGTTCAACAACAAACATCTTTGATGCCGTGTATCAATTTCGGTTGAATGACATGTACAATCTATTATCAAATGACATCATTTACTATCAGCAAGTGAAGATGCAATTGCAATTGCTTGATGATATGTTTTCTGGCGAGCGCACCATTACATTTAATAGAAAACAAGATTACATTCATTTAGAGTTGGACATGAACACGGTGTTTGTTGATGGCGATTATGTTGTGTTTGAAGTGTATCGTGCATTAGATCCAGAAACATATACTGAAGTGTATAATGACATGTTTCTTCGCAGATATGCCACAGCATTGATTAAACGTCAGTGGGGCGAGAACATGAAGAAATTTGGAGGGATGCAACTCCCGGGTGGTGTGATACTTAATGGACAAATAATTTTCGATGAAGCTTTAACGGAAATTTCACAGTTAGAAACTGAGATGCAAAGTCGGTATGAACTGCCCGCAGATTTCATGGTAGGATAGTATGGCCACAAACCATTATTTCCAAAGTGGTCTCACACCAGGAACAACAAGTGAACAACGCTTTCTTGAAGATGTAATTATTGAAAGCATTAAAATTTATGGTCATGATGTACAGTATATTCCTCGCGTGTCAGCCAAGCCCGATTCCATATTGGGTGAAGATGTGCTAAGTCATTTTGACGAATCATATCCCGTTGAAATGTATTTGACGAATATTGATGGGTGGGAAGGTGATGGTGAACTATTTTCTAAATTTGGTATTCAAGTAAATCACCAAGCAACCTTTGTTGTATCAAAGCGCAGATGGGAAGATGTTGTAGGAAGCAATACAGGATTACAATTGTTAAATCGTCCTGCCGAAGGAGATTTAATTTATTTCCCTATGACGAATAGTGTATTTGAAATTAAATTTGTTCAACACTTGGACCCATTCTATCAATTAGGAAAGTTTCATATTTTCAGTATGCAATGTGAATTGTTTCAATCAAGCTCAGAAACATTTGATACGGGCATTGTTGATTTGGATGATTCAGAAACACAAGATGCCTTCACCTATCAAATGTTGTTGGAAACTGGCGATTTTCTATTAACGGAAGATGGCTTCAGTATCATTCAGGAAACGTATGGCACATCAGCATCAGTTCCATTCAGTGATAACGCAGAATTCAGAACATCAGGGAATGACATCCTGGATTTCTCAACACAAAATCCTTTTGGTGAAATATAATGTTCAAAAATAAACACTTTTACCACGAACATGTTCGCCGAGCGATTATTGCCTTTGGAACGTTATTTAATAACATTCAAGTTCGTCGGTTAGATAGTAATGGTGAGGTTGCACAAAGTTTGTTTGTTCCCTTGAGTTATGCACCGAAGCAAAAGTTCATTGACCGTATACGCGAAGTTCCAGAAATAGATGACAATCGCCAGCCCTTTGCAATCACGTTGCCAAGAATTGGTTTTGAAATTACAAATTTTTCCTATGATGCATCACGAAAGTTGGCACTCACGCAAAACATACGGTCCATTAATACTGATACCAGTGTTGTGAGACATGCCTATACATCGACACCATACAACATGAATATCAGTATGAGTGTGTTTGCCAAGAATCAAGATGATGGATTGCAAATTGTTGAACAAATATTTCCATTCTTTAATCCTGATTTCAGTATCACCGTGAACGAAATCCCTGAATTGGGCATCAAACGTGACTTGCAAATCATTTTGGACAGTGTGAATTACAATGATGAATATGAGGGAGGATTTGACAAACGATTGACCATCATATGGGATTTCAATTTCACCGTGAAGTTGAACTTCTATGGTTATGTTGACAATGCAACTCTCATTAAAGAAACAATACAAAATTTGTATATTGATAACACACTCGCATTTGGAACTGTGCCTGTGAACACGGAAGTTGGTACTAAAATAACAACTACAATAAGCCCAGCCGGTGCACTTCCCACAGATGCATACAATTATATTACGGATTTTGATACAATATATCAAGGTGAATAACCATGTCGTTAGATGAAAAATTCAATGTTGTTCCTGTCACCCCGAGTGAAGTGTTTCCTGTGGCAATTCCAAGTATAGAAGATGATGCTAACCATGCGCGTGAAACATTACATAATTTGATAAGTAAAGGCAATGAAGCGGTGGATGGGATTTTACATATTGCCAAGAACAGTGATCACCCTCGTGCCTATGAAGTTGTGGGACAATTGATTAAAACGGTGAGTGATGTTGCCAAAGATTTACTTGAAGTTCAAAAAAGAAAGAAGGAGTTGGAGAAGGTTGATGCTCCAAAAATACAAACACAAAACAACTTGTTTGTAGGGTCAACATCGGAATTACTGAAGGCGATGAAAGGACAGATTCCGACAGGGGAATCCATTGATGTAATAGCATGACGGAAAATTCATATCATGGCAATCCCAATCTTAAAACAGTAGGACACCAACACGAATTCACAGCACAACAAATTCAAGAAATTGTGAAGTGCCAAGCAGACCCTGTGTATTTCATTGAACAATATTGTTACATCGTGTCATTGGACAAAGGGTTGGTGAAGTTTCAATTATATGAATGTCAAAAGAAAAAAGTTAATGTCATTCTGAATAACAGAAAAGTTGTGCTCATGGAAGGGCGGCAACAGGGCAAAACGGTTACTGCTGCTGCATGTATTCTGTGGTATACTCTGTTTCAAGAAAATAAGACTGTGGCAATTCTTGCCAATAAAGGTAGTGCTGCTCGGGAAGTCTTGGATAGATATCAAATCATGTACGAAAACATTCCTTTGTGGATGCAACAAGGCGTGAGAACATGGAACAAAGGTAATGTGGAACTAGAGAATGGAAGTAAGGTGTTTACATCAGCAACAACAACATCAGGTATTCGTGGTAAGTCGGTGAATTGGCTGTACATTGATGAAGCATCCATTATTCCCAACAACGTCGCTGAACAATTCTTTGCATCTGTGTATCCTACAATTTCTGCAGGTGTCACAACAAAGGTGCTTTTGACATCAACCCCGTATGGGTATAATCACTTTTGGAAGTTTTGGAATGAAGCGGAACAAGGGAAAAACGATTTCGTACATCACTTCATTCCATATACTGACATTCCAGGAAGAGATGAAGTCTGGGCTGAAGAACAACTTCGAATACTGGGAGAAGTGAAGTTTAACCAAGAAGTTCTCTGTCAATTTTTGGGGTCAAGTAACACGTTGATTAATGGTAAGACATTGGGGTATATGAGTAGCCGTGACCCGGAATATCACAGTGAGATGGGATTGGATTTATACGAAAACCCAGAACTAGGAAAGAACTATATAATAACAGTAGATGTAGCGCGAGGTGTTGGGGGCGATTATTCTGCGTTCACCATTGTTGATGTGACATCAATGCCTTACAAGTTGGTGGGCAAGTTTCGTAACAACACCATTGCCCCAATGCTATTCCCTGATGTGATTTTCAAGGCAGCAAAAGATTACAACAATGCCTATGTGTTAATTGAAACCAATG